AAGAATATAGCATTAGAAGCTATTAGGTCAATGACCGATAAGATCAATAAGTTTATTGAAGGCCAAGTAACTACCTTTGACCAGGCTTTAGAATCTATTAGATCTCTTAACGCCAGAATTGCCGCAATGATTATGAAGCTTGGCGGCACAATGGATACAAATGGTGGCGGTGGAGCTACATACGATTATGCGCTAGCAGAGGTTAGGGCAAAAAATGAGCAGATTAAAGCTTTTGAATATAACTTAGGTTTAGAATCTACCAGAGAATTAAACGCTCGCATTGGGGAGTTTGTAGCTCAACAAACTTCTAGCCAAGTACCTACAGAAATCCGAGTTACAGTAGATGCTAATAGCGATAGGTTAAGCCAGGCTATTGCCGAAAGTATTCAAATAGCAAACAGATCTGGATATAGCACAGTACCAGCTGGATTTATTGTATGACAATACCAGTAATAAATGCTGTAATAAACTTTAGCACTGGCCCTAGTTTTGCTCAAACACTTATTTTAGATGAAGGCAAACTAGATGTAAACATTTTAGGAGATGCCACAGCTGTAATCGTTGATGTATCTAATAGAGTTAATCGTATCGAAACCAACAGAGGCCGTACTGCACTTAGTGATCAATTTCAGACTGGTTCAATGACTTTACGTATAGTAGATCAGAATGGTGATTTTAATCCACAAAATGTATCAGGGCCTTATTACAATTTATTAACACCTATGAAGAAAGTACAGATAACTGCTACTTATGGATCGGTAACTTATCCTATATTCTCGGGATTTATTACAAGTTATGTTACAACCTACCCAGATGAATCAGAAGCAGATTTAGCCATGACTACTATTCAAGCTGTAGATGCTTTTAGATTAGCCCAATTAGCACAAATATCCACAGTTACTGGCGCTACGGCAGGGCAATTATCTGGTACTAGAGTTAATAAAATATTAGATGAAATTGATTGGCCAGCATCACAGCGTGATATTGATGCAGGTCTTACTACATTGCAAGCAGATCCAGGGACAAACCGCACAGCATTGCAAGCTTTGTTTACAGTGTCAGAATCAGAGTATGGCGCTATTTATGTGGACGCCGATAATAATTTTGTATTTCAAGACAGAGGCGTTACCGCTGGATCTATTGGTGGCACACCCACAGTCTTTGCAGATGATGGCTCAGGCATAGATTATTTTGATGCTACCTGGGTATTAAATGACGTATTAGTCTTTAACAAAGCCACAATTACTAGAGCTGGTGGCAGCCCACAGGTAGCCCTAAATCAAGCCAGCATAGATAAATACTTTTTACATAGTTACTTTTTAGATAACCTACTTATGGAATCAGATGCCGTAGCCCTAGATTATGCCCAGGCTTATGTGGCTTCTAGGCAAGAAACCTCAATACGTGTAGATGCCATAGTCCTAGATCTATATACCGATAACTACAACTCAGGCATATTGGCAGCTTTAGACTTGGACTTTTTTGATCCAATTACAGTCAAGACTACCCAGCCTGGCGGATCACTTTTAGAAAAGACTTTACAGATTTTTGGGGTACGCATGGCAATAACCCCGAATAGTTGGAAAACCACGTTCACGACACTAGAGCCAGTTATAGATGCTTTTATCCTAAATAACAGCATTTATGGCACTTTAGACTATAATGTCCTAAGTTACTAAGGAGTAGAGATGGCAGCACCATTAGGTTTTAAGGATTTTACTACAGGTGAGGTACTAACCGCAGCTGATGTAGATGGCTATTTAATGCAAGGTATCTGGGTGTTTGCTAATGCCACAGCTAGAGATGCAGCCGTTACATCACCACAAGAAGGTAATTCATGCTATCTAAAAGACACAGATGTTATTCAAGTTTACTCTGGCTCATCATGGGTAGTTAAATCTGGTGGATCATCTCCATTAACTACTAAAGGTGATTTATATACTTATTCAACTACTGACACCAGAATTGGCGTGGGTGCAAACGACACAGTTTTGACAGCAGACTCATCAACCGCAACAGGATTAAAATGGGCTGCTCCTACGGCTGCTGGCGCTAACTACACTTTATTAAATACAGGTGGCACAGCATTAACTGGCGCAGATACAATTACTGTTTCAGGAATTAGTGGTGCTAATAAAATTATGGTTAGAGTTACAAACGCTTCAGCAGGATCATCAAACAGTATGACTATTAGATTCAATTCAAATACAAGCAGTATTTATAGCAGATTTGGTGGCGGTATAACTGCCGATCCTTCTTATTTAGCCAACATTTTTTTCAACAATGGCAATACAGGAACAAGTTTTCCATTTGGAACAATGGCAAATAGTGGCACAGCATTTATTAGTGGTGGTGTTTTATTAGATGGTTGTAATTCATCTGGAGTAAAAATTGCCACTATTTTGCAAGGTGCTAATTTTGATTCTGGCTCAGGACAAATACACAATTATTACCAAGGTATCTTTGACTCATCTGCCACAATTTCAAGTGTGAGTATTATTAGTAGTGGTGCCAATTTTGATGCTGGCACAATTTATGTCTACACAAGCGCATAAGGAGATATTATGAAAAGAATAGAAAAAGAATTTAATGTTGTAACAGGCGAAGAAACCATTATTGAGCGTGAAGAAACTGCTACTGAGAAAAAAGAGCGTGAAGCACAGATTAAAGAATTGATTGCAAAACAAGCAGAAATTGAAGCAAAACAAGCAGCACGCCAAGCAATTCTTAATCGCTTAGGTTTAACTGCTGATGAAGCAAAATTGCTACTTGGCTAATGAAACCTAAATTATGTGCAGCTGGGGTGCAGTTAAGAGATCAGGTTGATACCTGGTACCCTGATCGCCGCACTTCCAGTGATGGATGGATTGGCGATGCTCGTCATTCCGCCACCAGATCGGATCATAATCCAGACAAATCTGGGATCGTCCGAGCCATTGATATTGATTCTCGTTTGGATTCATCCGACCAGCTCTCGATATATTTGGCTGACCAGATCAGGGTTTGTGCTAAAACCGATAAACGCTTATCTTACGTAATCCATAATGGCATGATTGCTAGTAAGATACTTAATTTTAAGTGGCGCAAGTACAAAGGTTTTAATAAGCACACAAAGCACATCCATATCAGCTTTACAAAGTCAGGCGATACAGATTCTAAGCCGTTTGATATACCACTACTAGGGGGCAAAATATGAAGATAACCAAGAAGCAAAAAGCAATACTAAAATCCTATGCACGTGGGGTATTAGTATCTTTTTTAACATTTTTAGCAAGCAATGAATTAGGTTTAGATCCAGCATTGTCTGTAGTAGTTGCAGCATTGGCTGGCCCAGCGGCTAGGGCTTTAGACAAATCCGATACAGCTTATGGTGTCGGTGCAGATGAAAAATGAGTCCAACGGAATGGGCTGGCTTTGGCGCTGGCGTTATGGCCGTGCTATCAGGCGTGCTAATCGGACTACGTTTTTTAGTTAAAGGTTGGCTTAATGAGTTACGACCTAATGGTGGCTCTAGCATGAAGGATCAATTAACTAGATTAGAACAGCGTGTCGATGATCTATTCCTTATCATGAATAAGCGACAATAGCAATATGGCTACCGCACGCAAGCGTAAAAAGATTAATAAGCGCAAGGGTAAATACACCCATGAGCAGATTAATACCAAGTTAGATACCTATGCCATCTCGTTGCGTGAGTTTTATTTAAGCCTAAGACGTGCAGGATTTCCAGTAGATCAAGCTTTAGGAATGTGCGATAAAAACGTATTTCCAGATTGGATAGCACCATCAAGTCCAGACTTTGATCCAGTTAATCCAGACCATGATCCCTACGAAGACGAGGACTAAGTGCGCAGAATTGCGTTCGTGTCAGATCTGCAAGTTCCTTTTTTTAACGAAGCAAGTGTCAAATCAGTAGGCCGTTTTTTAGCTAAATGGCGACCACACAAAACTATCTGCATTGGTGATGAGATTGATTTACCACAGCTAGGTGGCTTTAATGCTGGCACCATTGATGAGATGGTCGGCAATATAAATGACGATAGAAAACAAACACAAGAAGTATTGAGTTACTTAGGGGTAACAGATGTACTGGGAAGTAACCATGGAATCAGACTTTACCGATCAATTAAAAAGCGACTACCATCATTCCTTAACCTACCCGAAATGCAGTATGAGCGTTTTATGGGATATGACAAACTCCAGATCAAATTCAGTCCTTACGGGCTTGACTGGGCACCAGGCTGGACAGCCGTTCATGGTGACTCTTTCCCTCTTAGCCAAGTACCTGGGCAAACAGCCTTAAATGGGGCTAGAAGGCTTGGTAAGAGTGTAGTATGTGGGCATACCCATAGATTAGGGCAATCGGCCTTTACAGAGGCTTCTAGAGGCCAATTAGGGCGTACTGTGTGGGGCGTTGAGGTTGGCAATTTAGTAGATTTAAGCAGTTCAGGCATGGCATATACAAGGGGCTATGCGAATTGGCAGCAAGGATTTGCCGTGGCATACGTGCACGAGCGTAAAGTCCAGGTAATAACTATACATATCAATGTAGACGGCAGTTTTATATTTGAAGGCAAACTCTACAAATAACGTTATCAAATCGTTATCAAAAATAGGCCTTAAATCATCCACAAAGTCATACACAAGTGTCACACTATTGACATGCCACAAAGCGTGTGCATAGAAGGTAGGGCTACAAATGAATATATGGCTAGAAGCTAGACAGGAT